CTTCCCAGTTACATTCGACCAGTCGTCATACTTCCCGAGCTTTACCAAGTCGGACTGCTTCGGATTGTCCGGAGCTGCAGGGACATCCCTAGGGCTATTCGGAGTGTCATCAGGTGCCGAACCGCCTACCTCGCCCGGACGGCCGGCATGTCCGAAGTTTCCTGAGCCCGGACCGCCTTTAAGTAAACCGAGCCAGTGCATTAAAAGTCCTCTTCGTCATCCAGATAGGTGTACGTGTCTTTCTCGTCTCCAAATTCAAGCCCTGTGTCATTCGCAGCAGGGACTTCTGGCTCCTGCTTTTCTTGCTTGTGAACTCGAACTGAGCCGTCGTCGTTAAGTTCAAACAGCTCCTCGTCGCAATTAACGAAAAACGGAGAATTCCTAGCGAGCTCGCTAAGCTTGTCTTGGTGCCGTGCTTCCTGCTCGTCAAACGAAAGCTCTTGCTCTGTCGGTTGCTCAGGCACCTGAGCCTGCCCGATGTTTTCGTACTCTTCTTCCATTATTCGTTATCCTTCCAAACTCGAGAACCGGTCAATGCACCACGCTTGACCCGAGGTGCGACAGGCCGATTTGCAACTGTGGTTGCCGCGAACTGCCGGAGCCTTGCCCTGTCAACTTGCAGTGCTTCAGGAGGTAATGAATCAACTTTCTTAGGCTTGCCCTTGCTCGAGTCAATGAACACAAAGTTCACGTTCGGGTTTTCTTTGTGGGTGTCGTGAAAAGCCTTGAAGTTCTTGGCACCCAAGTCGTAAGAGTCTGCAAACACAGATGCGTCGACCATCCGCCCGTCCTTCGGGTCGTTCGCACGCTTAACAACACCCCTGTCTGGGTCTGCCCAAGCTACATACGGGTCTGCGTGCACATACACGTAAGTAACCTTGTGCCCGTGCTTGTCGGCAAGCTCTTGAACCCAAGTGTTCTCGGTTGCGTTCTGGTCTCCTGCAGAGTCCCAAACAGCTGCAGACGCCTTCGAAAGCCCGGAGACCTCCGCGACGTTATTTAAGGCAAAGCCCTTGCCGGCACCACAACCACCAACAGTCACTAAAATCTCCGAGCCCTTCGGAAGAGTCTCGAGGTGCATCTGAAACGCACGCTTGGCAATTCCGTTTGCAGTTTGATGAAGTGCTAGGTTGTAACGCCCACGCTTCTCCGCTTGCTTGTTTTTATCCGAGTCATTCCAAGCAGATGAAAGCTTCTTAGCACCGTCAGTTTCAAACGTATTCGGCTTGTCGGAATTCTTTACTATCTCTGTGTAAGCCGAAGCCATTTCGTCTGGGTACTGCTCGAAAGTACGTGCGAAACGCTCCTCAACATGCCGCTCTTGCGGATTTAGGTTAGGAAGACGAGGCACTTCTGGCGGCGGCGGGACAACGTGAGCAGGAACGCCAACCCGTGCGGCATCTGTCACTCCGTCTCCGTTGTCGTCCGCATCAACTCGAGGGTTATAGGCGACGGCACCGTTTTCAGTCTGAGTAGTCTTCTCGGACCTAATTGCACTCGTTGCGATATCGGCCTTGCGTTTCTCGTAAGCGTCCCGCTCCTCACGGGTCATAATCTCAAACACCTCACCCTTTTCGATATCGTATCCAGCGAGCTGTCCATGCTCTTTTCCAAGCTTAATCGCCTCCTCTTTTGTGTCGACAACCTTGCTGGCGTCCAGATAAAACTTCCCGTCCTCGCCTGCGTTGTGCCATCCACCCAAATGGACCTTGTCGTCTTTCTCCCAAGCAGAGCGAGTGTCTTCTCTGTACTTGTCCAGCTCGTCCTGAGTCAGCTTGTCCATGTCAAGCTTCCGCTCGTGCTCAGGGAATATGGAAACGGCAAATCCTGTAGTCGGTGCCTTGCCAGTTTTCGGGCTAAACGTAAAACCACCCTTTTTAGCCGCCGTATCCACTGCGTCGTTCTCGGTATTCCACCGCTCAGGCTTCGGCTTGCCTGCTAAAGTGCCTCCAGAAGCCCCAGAATTGCCCGCTGCTGCGTTTTCTGGCTTAGGCACGGCATTTGACCCGCCCGGAGCAGAGCCTGCGTTAGAGGGCCCCGTAGAGCCTCCTGAGGCGCACGTATTGCCCGGCTGGAACCCTCCGCCGCCTGAAGAGCCTGCCCCGCATTCGTCCTGCTTGCTCTCCGACTTGGCAATTCCGAAAAACGGCCTTTGGTTTGCGAACCGCAATGACTTCGCATTTCTCTCGTAATCAGCAACAAGCTCTGATAGCAGCTCGTCAAACTGGCTGTCCGTCAGGTTCAGCAACGCTTCTTCCATTGTCGGAAGTGCCGATTCTTCTTCGTTTTTGTATGCCATTTGTACCTCAGTTGGAAGCTCTACATGATTTTAGACCCGCTCGCCCGGAAAGTCTAGGTGCCGAATTCCGGGGCGTTTTACTCATCGGAGTCCTCGTCATCGTATTCTTCCGCGATTTTCTTTTTCTTCTTAGACGACGGCTCGCCATTTTCGAGCAAGTTATTGAACGCAATGGTGTATGAGTTGACGCCGCCCTTCTTTGAGCCTACGCCAGCGTCATACCAGCTCTTTTTCTCGAGCATCCAGACAGCAGCCTGCACCTCTCGAACAGAGAAATTCCTGCCGCGGTTTTTCAGGACGTCAACTGCCGTCTCAACAGCAAGTTGGTTTGCAAGTCGAGAGCTGGCACCGCCCGGGTTGTCGACAACCTGAGAAAGTTTCTTAATCGCAGTGTTAAGAGCTGTAGTGAACTCGTTCCTCTTGATTATCCTGTCCTTGACCGGCTTCTTTGAGCTGCTCGCGATGTGAGCCTGAGCGAGCTTGCTCAGCTTCGCATACTCGCCGTCTGTCAGCGAGCCGCCCTCGGACACTTTTTTAATTGCATCCTTAATGTCTCTCGCAGACATTCCTATGTAGTTAACGTGCTCAGCAGTCGGTGCACCTGAATCGCGAAGCTTTATCCAGCTGTCTTTAATCTGCTGCTCGGTATGCCCAATCTCTCCAGTTATTCTCCCGATGGTTCTAGTGAGCCAGCGGTCTTGAGTAAGCAGGTCCTCTACTCCGCCCAAGTTTGCATGGAACGCTCCAATTTTCGGACCGAAGATATAGGAGTGCGGGACATATTGGTCAGCGAATGCGTTGTTAACTTTCTTGACTTCAATGCCCATCGCAGCAAGCTTCTCTTGCACTTTGCCGGCCTGCACTGGCGAATTAAAGAAGTCGAAAGCCTTCGACACGTCACCCTTGAAGTGCTCGACCACCTTCGCATACTTAGCAGTATTATCGGCGACAATCTTTGCAGAGTTACCGAGTACCATAGGCTCGGCTTCTTCAGCTGTCGGGAATCTTCCGTTAGCCGTGTAAAAGTCGAATAGGTTCTTTGTGGAGCGGAGATTCTCGTCTGGTGCACCCTGCTGGGATGTCAGCGCAAGGAACCCGACGAAAAGCTTCTTGCCCTCTTCTGTTTTAAGCAGCTCTCTAGATTTGTCGCTGAACTGCCACTTACCCTCCTTCGTGGAGATGTCGTTAGTGACTTGCTCAATTTCAGAGTACCATTTCGCCCAAGTCGGGTCGATTGCGTCCGCCTCCTCGGTCATATCGGCAAGCAAGACAGCGGCGCGTTCTATATTCTCGACGTTGAACTCATCGTTTGCGTCAAGCAGCGGGTACTTCTTCCCGGACTTCTCGAGCTCTCTTGCATAGTCGACAAGTTCGATGCTCGTTCCGCTCTTTCTCGAGAACCCGTTCTCCTCATTAAACTTCGTGATGTTAGTTGACGGGGCGTGCACCCAATCCTTTTCATCGGATTTGCTTACGTCTATCTTTAGATTTCTTTGTGCCGCTAGCTTGGATGCTGGATGCACCGAAAGAATCTTAGGGTTCTTTACGTCGGCGTCCGTGTCTTTTTTCTTTGGGGCCTTCTCTTTTTTGTCCGCAGCAGAACCGCTTCTCTTTTTAGACTTTCCGCCCTCAGACTGCTTTGGCTCTTTTTCTTTAGGTGCAGCGCCGGCCATTCCACCTCCGCCACCATCGTCAGGTGCAGAGCCGCCAACCTGCCCCGGACGGCCCTCGTGCCCAAAGTTTCCAGAACCGGGCCCGCCCTTGAAGTGGTAGTCTCGAACCTGCACCCACCCGTGCTTCGATGACTTCACGTAACCGCCCGGAAAACGCTTCACCAGCCAGTCAATCTTCAGGTCGTCTTGACCGGCTTGCTCGCGTAACATGTCTTCGATGTAAGGCTTTAGGTCTCGCTTTACAACGTAGTAGTGAGCTGCTTTCCTTCCGCCTCCAGTAGAAACCGCGACGTACTTGCCGTCGATTTTGGCGATTGTCTGAGTAAGCTTGTCGTAAAGCTTCTGACGCTTTTCTTCGATTGCAGTAAACGTAAGCACGTCAGCGTCCTTGTTCTGGATAAATCCAAGAACTGATGAGCTGACAGTACGGAACACTTCAAGCTCATCCGAACGCCCGCTCTGTTTTTTCGCTTCAGTGCTTTCACCAGTGAGCTGAATACTTCCTTTCTCGTCCGTAAAAATAAGGTCGTATCCTAACAGCCTCTGCCTTGCGAATTTTTGCTGGTCCTCTCGAGTAAGACCCCTAATGTCCTCGTTCATTGTAATTTCAAATCCCTGACCTGAAGTAGTCCGGAACTTAAAATGGTTGTTGTACCAAGTGTTATCGTCTGGCTCGCTGATTGTGCTGTTAGCGTGATGCTCATCTTCCAGTACGCCGACGTATTCGTTTACGTATTCGGCGTAGTGGTCGTTCAACGCATTCGAGACTCTTTCCGATACTTTGCTCGCCTCTTCTGTTACTGAGCTCTTCCATTTGTAGAATTCTTCGCGGAGCTGGCTGTACTTTTCGCTATCACCCCCAGCCGCAATTGTAAGCTGAGATGTTATCTCTTCCTTATTGGCGTTAAAGAACCATTCAGTCTCTTTGTAAATGACGTGAGGGCTGTTTGTCTTTTCGTCGCCGTTTCCAATTCTGTCGGCCAAGTCTACGTAGTGCTCCTCAAGCATGTCGCCGATACTGCTTGGGAGGCTGTCTGGTATCGCAACGAAATTACGGATGTTTTCAGTTGCTCTTTCGTTCTCTTCCTGAATAGCCGATTTATATTCATCGCTTATTGGCCATTCGTTAGATGCTACAGATTCAGCTTCATCTCTATCGAACTCGTCTTTAGCAGGAGCTGGTTCGTCTGAAACCTTGATACTAGAAGCACGCTCCTTGATATCCTTGATGAGTTTTGTTTCTTTCGCATCCAACCCGTCCACAGGTTCTGGTGGTGTGCGAGGCTCAATCTTTCTTTCGATGCCTGCAGCACTTGTCGCAGTGCGAGTAGCGGAAACCTGATTCTGTAGAAATAGAGCTCGAGCTGCTTCTCTCTGCTGTGCAGTGCCTGCTCGCTCACTAATGAATGGGTCCGGCTGGTCGCTGATTTCATTCAGCCGATTATGCTCAGAGCCGTGCGTGTATCTGCCGATAATATCGTTAATAAAAGTCTGTGCTGCAGAGCTTTTTTGCGGGTCCTGAACGTATTCAATCGCGGTACGGGCAACTTCTTTTGCGTTTGCTTGGTTCGCGTGAAGTGCGTTGTTGATGTTTATAGCCTGCTCGACTGCATCTCTATCCATTCCGTACGACGCAAGACCCCTTGCAAGCTGGTCCGGATTTCCGATATTTGCAATTGCAGTTGCAATCCTCCAGCCTCCTTCTCCGTTTGCAGACATGCCAGACAGGATTCGCCGCGACTCACCGTGAGAAATCGTTGCAAAATTATTTGTCTCTCTTGCCCGCTCTCTAGCGTATTGATTGCGTGCCTCTCTGGTGTCTCCAGCCGCCCTGTAAGATTGCAGCAATTCGTTCTCGTGCCTGTAATAGGCTTCCGCCTGCTCTCTCGATGGAGTTTGACTGTAAGGAGACGGAGTCGTGATATCTCTGATTGCCCTTTGGAAATCTTCTTGGCCACCAATCCCATTGCGAGCAGTCCAAGCTGCACGAGATAAAATCCTTCTTGTCGTCTCATCAAGAGCCGAAGCACTTGGGTTAGAAGCTGGACGTGCCCTTGTGCTAGTTGACGGAGACGCACCGGCAGAGCCACCACCGCCGCCGTCATCCGGAGCGGAGCCACCGACTTGCCCCGGACGTCCGGAGTGGCCGAAGTTTCCTGAGCCCGGACCTCCCTTGAAGATTCCGTACTGTGCAAGCTCGCGTGCAAGTGCCTTTGCAATCTGATTTGCAATCCTAGGCTTTCCGGATTGAATGGCTCGCCCCATAGGCATCGCTTGAGCCGGGGCCTGCTGTTCTGGGTTCGAAACGGTTGGCTGTCCAGCAGGAACTTCTTGCTGCGGTGCTCCCGGGATAGAGCCCGGAGGGAAACCCTGAGGCATACCCGGAGGTGCTGCCGGGCTAGAAGACGCCCCGCACATCTCTTCGTCTCGCTCGTCTCCGAACGGCTCTCGACCGCGTAGCTTTCTAAGCTCTCCCTTGGTTAGTATGCCTGCAGAGATGTCGGTCTGTATCTGCTTCTCGAGCAAGTCTTCGTCGTTGAACTTTTTAGCGGTATAGACAATTTGAACGTCCCTGCTTCGGTTAGCATTGAACAGGGCACTGTCCTCTTCTCCCAGAAGAGTAAGAATCGGCTGTACGGACAGCTCGATAAACTGCAACAGCGGTGCGTACAACCCCTCCCGCCCGCTCGGAGACGACAAGCCAACAGCAGCAAGAGGTACTCCGTGCAGTGCGAGCTGAGCGTCTCGCAATTGCTCAAATCCAGACTCGTACGACATGTCCTTCGGGGCGGTCGTCAAAGGCTGAATCGTCTTGGTTGGAGTAACGAACATCGCACGGCCGTGATTCTCAGGGCCTGCATATCGGTCATTGAAAGAGGCTTCTGCACGACGCAGGCTCATCTCGTCGACATCTGCATCCAACCCGATAACGACAGAAGGGTCAGGGCCTTGCTTTAAGTGATTATGTCGGGACTTATCAACCATCTCCGACGTATCGGTCCACAATGCACCGGCAGAAACAGGAGACTGTCCGTCGTCTTTATATTTCGGGTGCGGGAATTTAATAATCTGTACATCTTCAGCAGGAATTGTCTTCCCGAACGCCGCCTCGAGAGAGCCGACCATGTAGTATCCGGCCTCTTCAGCGTAACGTGCACCTTCAGGCAGAACATACCATCCACCCCGAGGAAGTTCCTTCGACGGCGGGCGAGGTGAGGCTAAGCATGTCGGAATGACGTATCGCTCTATAATTGCTCCAGTGAGGATTGAGCGTACATTCCAGATTAGAACTCGACCGGTCAAGCAGAGCTGCATCGCTCGCTCGCCATTGAAAGAGCCGAGAGTCTGGTTCGGATTCGGCTTCTTCAGCTTCTTAATAAATGGGTCGTAACTTGGCATTGCAACCATGTTGTCGCACTGCTCGTTAAGTCCCTTAGTGAAACTCCCCGGCTGAGGTGCGGCACCCGGAAATTGCTGGGACTCTTGATTCGGCTCCTGAGGCATTCCCGGTGATTGCGGTGCAGGTTTGCTAATATCCGGAACGGTCATCCGGTGCTCGTACACCTCGACAGTTGCTTGGATTATCTGCTTGTATATTGCGTGAATGGCGATGTAGTGCCACCCGCTAAACTTATCAGTCTCGCTCCTGTGGTCGCTTGACCACCCTCCGGGCATAGCACCTGCCATTGCAATGCGTAACCCGAAATTCTCCCCGAACGCAGGGAAAGCCTTAGTTGTGCCGTCGTTTGAAATAGGCTCTACCTTGGTCAAACGGTTCTTGCGGTCGGCTGCAGCCATTGCCGCAGCGATTTCTTGGGAAGATGGCATCTTTAAGCCTTATGCTACGAAAACTTGCTTTTCTTGAGTGAGAGCCTTGTAGGCACCCGACAGTGCGTCGACTTGGTCATCGTGGGAACCGTTAGGAAACATAATCAATTCATCCATAAAATCGCGAGTCCAATGGCCCTTGCAGATTCTAAGACGGCCGACGCCGGCAGCACTTGCGACACCGTCAATCGAATTAACGCGTGCCATTTTGCTGTCCCTAGAGCGTATCCCCCTAAAGTTAAAGCCGGTAAGTTTTCTTCCCATGGCGTCAATAAGAGACTCCCCGGAAGCTCCCGGCTCTTTCTCCATTCTAATCTTGGTATCGTATCCGTCGAGCTCAGCTACCTGCCTGATTACTCGGTCTCTTTCGTATGGCTCCCACTTACCGCGGACGACGTCCATTACATAGAAATTATCGTCTTCAGACAGCCCCAAAAGAAGGCCTACCGTGTAGTCAGAAGACGCTCCTTTCGTAGCAGCCAAGTCCCAGAACCTACAGGCCTTCCTTATTTTAGGATAGCTCTCGTAGAACGTGTCAAAGAACTCGAGCTTAAATAAACCGCCTTCGGCAGGAGTCGGACGCTGCTGATAAAGTGCACTCCACCAGTACGGGCCAACTGTCGATTTTATTTTAAGCAGTTCCTCGAGAGGCCTTCGCTCCGGCCACAGTGCCTCGCCGGGCCTTCTTCCTAACACGTCTTGCTCTTCTGCAATAGCCGGGAAAGAGATTACTTCCCAAGGCTCTACTGAAGAGAGCTCTGATATTACTTTCCCGGCAAGGTCATCTTGGTGCCATCTTGTCTGAACAATAATGCACACTCCGCCCGGCTCTATACGCGTGTAGGCCGTTGAACGAAACCAGTCCCACAATTTATTCCTTTGAGTTTCGCTTTGAGCTTCTTCAGAATTTTTGATAGGGTCGTCTATAATTAGAAGATGCGCACCCTTCCCGGTAAGTGCACCTCCAGCACCAGCTGTCGATACCCCTCCCCTGTGACCTGCAATCTTCCAGTGATTGGCACTCTTCTTCAGGGGGTCGATTTTAACACCAAGAAAGTTGTCTTCTGAGTTTGCGAGAAGGTCTCTAGATTTAGCACCCCAAGACGCAGCGAAGTCCGCCTCGTAACTCGTAAGCACGACGTGATTGTCTGGGAACATTCCTGCATACCAAGCCGGAAGGTGCTCTGATATGTAGTACGATTTTCCAAAGCGCGGAGGAATAGAGCACACAATTCGCCTAGGTCCCTGACCTGTTATTGCTCTTACGACAACGTCATCTATGTACGCGATATGCCTAGGTATCTTGAACTTCCCTCCTGATATTTTTCTTGCCCACAAGGCTGGACTAGCTATTTCTGTGCACAGCATTTTTATCTTCGGCGTATTTGTAAAACTTCCTCACCACTTCCTTTAATGTCTCCTCGCCATCGCCGACATGCTCTTCAGTTCCATTGGGGCGTATCGCGGAGACTTTCGAAATCATTCTACCAGTGTTGTCGCTGTGGCCGTGTACGCAAATAACAAACACCCTAGGAAGCTTGGCTAACTGATGAAGCAATATGCTCTGCCCTAGCGACGTATGCTCGCCTTCCCTCTTCCATTCCATAAACAAAAAGTACCCGTTACGCTCCAAAACTCCGTCGATGTTAGAGGGGATTGCTTTCTTGTTAGACTCAACCCAGCCAAGCATAAACCCGAAGTCTATGTGCTGTGCACCAGAATTCTTCATCGCGAGCATGTCTTTCTCCAATAAAAAAAGCCCGGGCGTTAGCCGCGGGCCTTGCGAGTTGACCGCCGGCTCGCACCGGAGGGTTCACCTGAGCCAGACGGGACTAACGAATCCTACTCAAGTGCGGTCGTATTCAATGTAAACCTTGACGGCCTGCGGATGTGAATTCTTTTCCTCGTCGCACCCTGCCGGTAGCTCGTCTTTGTTCTTAAGTATTATTCCGATTTGCCCGCAAGAGTAAAGGTTCGCCCAGCCAGCGAACTGAAAGTTTTCTGACTTTTCCTCAGACGCAGAAGACTGCTGAAGCATCTTGTCGGCCATCGCAAATGCAAGCCGTGCAATTACATCGAAGTCGACATCAAGCGGGGAGTTCCGCATAAGGTCGGAGTATATTGGTCCGATTGCATTAGCTGCAAAATACTCTCGAGCAGTAATCATCTTTCCTCCAGATACGACGCTGAGGAGTTGAACCTCTCTGCAACCGCCTGCGATTGTTATGCAGACCAGCTTATAAGACTAGCCGCAGGTAAACGTCGCGAAACTACTTGACCCTCTTATCAACTTCCTTGCACAGCGGGTAGGCTTGCGTGTACAGCTTGAACAGCTCCTTTGCCTTATCAAGACCGACAAACCTGCGGTGCTCAAAGTCTGCATTGTCTTTCGAGATTCTGAGAATATGAGCTTCGTCTATGACCTCTCCGTAGTTCTCCTCCCAGAGAATTGCATACGCAGCACACTGCACGAGATAGTCGCTGTACACCGCTCCGGAAGTCTTCCAGTCAAGCACCACCCTGCGGCCATCAAGAGCTGCCCCATCGAGCGTTCCTCCGAACTGGTACTTCTCTGACACTAGAGACACCTCGGTGTGAGTAACCTCTAGGTTGAAGCCCTTCCTCCAGACTTTGAATTGCTCAAAGGCGTTCTCTGCCTGCTTGTACGTGTCTTCAGGTACGTCCCTGTAAGCCGTCAGCTCCTTTCCGTGGAGCTCGTCTTCAATCCATTGGTGTGCGATAGTCCCTGCAGTGCAGGCCTTCTCTTTAACGCTGTCCATCGAGATGCCATCACGGCCAAGATTCCACGCCCAATAGAGAAGCCCGCCGCTTTCTTTGAACCTGCCTAGGATTGTTGTGACAGATGGCAGTCTTTTTCCGTCTTTATTTTTGTACGGTTGTGTCGGCAACTTCTTTCTCCTTGAGTGTTCTGTCGGCCTTGTTACTGAACCACTTAAGCGTGACCGCAGTCAGCCCCACCAGATACAGAAGAGCTATCAGTGCAGGAGGAACTGCAAGAGGGGCTAATACAAGAGCCCAGCTCAAGCTCGCTAGGCCCGACATCTTTATCAGAAACATCCCCGTCAGGAGACTCGGAAGAACATACGCCCAAGGACTGTGGCTCTGATTCGGTTGCATTGTTTAAGGCCCTCGAGTAAATGCGTTTAGTTTCTTTCTTAAGACGCTTCCAAGCTTTAGAGTTACGCTTGTTTAGCTCAGCTGCAATTCCCTCGAGCTGTGCCGCAGAGAAGCCGCCAAACAGCCAGTCGCCTGCCTCGTCCGTAGTAAACTGCTCCACGTACTTATCGAGCAGCTCACGGATTGCACGCTTGCCGTTACCGCCGTAGCAAATAGGCTTAGTCGTTCCCCGACTTGTTAATTCGGTAGTCGTCTGAAACTTTTGCATTTCCTTCTCCTGCTTCCGTCGTAATCTGGTTGAAGTCGATGCTTTCATTATTCGCAGGACTTGCTTCGCCGTCAACAGATTCTTCCTGCTTATCGTTGCTTTCTAGTGCTCTCAGGAATGAAATATACTTTGTATCCATCATTAACTTTTTAGCCACATCCTTCGCACTCTCCTGCTCGCCCCCGTGGATGTGTAAGTGCTGGCCGGGTTGCTCCTCGCTCTTGAGGTTCATCGCGTCAGCCATCAGAAGCACCTTCATCGCAGCGAGCTTTGTTCTAGGCGACTTCGCCAGTTGAACAATCTCTTGAGCTCGAGCAATCATCTCGGCCCGCTTCTCTGGAGTAATTGGCCACCGCTCTCGGATAGCTCTCTCTTGCATTAGTAAGTCCCCTGCCTTTGCGTTGTAAATCTCATCAGGCACAGACTCTACAGGGTCGTCTTCTAAATAGTGCCAGTTGAGAGGTTCGAGAATCTTCCTCCCGAACTCATCGCGACGCATCTCGCCCATTTCAACATAGGGCTCTTGGTTGTTCAAGTCGTCAAGAGTCATTGGCAGTCGAAAGGTACGTCGGTGTCTTCGGGAAGCCGCGGCTCCCAAGATTGCTTAATAGCTCGAGCCGCACGTATAGCATTCAAAAAATCTATCGAATGCCTACGCTCTTCTACAACACCAGCGAGCCAGATAATGTAATCAGGAGGGACGTCCTTAAGCTTATTACCGCACCACTGGCCGAAAGTTAGCTTGTACTCGCCGCAGGCAGCTGCCCTTTCGTCTAGATTAGAGCTAGACAGGACAGCCTTCTTTCCGTGGTTTTCTATCGTGCGTGCCAGCTCAACTGCCTGAGACTTAGAAAGGCTTTTGTTAACCTGCATTATTGCCGAGATAAGCCGGTCCCTGTCCTCTTGGTCTACAAACAAGCCTTGCTCGCGACGCATCCGCTTCGTTTGACTTTTCCTGACACAGGTGCCGCAAAGCGTGTCGCCTTTAGGAGCGAAGCCGTTGCAGTTGGCACATCGAACGTGGGTTCGGCCAAGCTTATCAGTAAACTCACCCTTTGGTTTTGCACGTCGCTTCATTTGCATCTCCCGGTACTGCATCCAGAAGAAATTATATTCGAGCGTCAAAAAGATGGAAGCAAAAACCAAATCCGCCATTTAGAAAAGAAGATATTCCTGGCCTTTCGGGACCAAGCGGCCATTCGTAGCAAACCGTTCGGAAGGTTCTAAGAAAAACCCGGAACAGCCAAAACCCTAAAACCCGGAAGACTTGCAGACCGGCCCAGAAAGACAGCTCACTGTCGAGAGCGAGTAGAAGCGGGGCCTTAGTAATTAAGGCACACCGCTCCTATGAAACTTCCAAAACTTCGGTTCTCACCGCCGCTTCGCTTCGCTTCAACGTGCCGAACTTGTTTAACGATGACTCGGCAACTAAGGGCCTTTCATCGGGAGACTACGCAAGCACCGAAGCTTTTCAGCATCCAGTGCTCGCGCCAATACGAATTGACCGCATCGCACGTATTGTAACGCAACCGTCCACCTAGGGGCTCTTGTAATCCGCAGACGCACTCCCCTTGTAGGATTTTAGGTGCTGCCTCTGGCGGTTGTTAACCCCGTAAAAGCGTGCAGCGGCTTTGCTTAAATTCAGAGACTCACAGCCGCTTCAACGCTTGCCGATATCGCCTCGGGCCTTGCAAGTGAAACTTCCTTCACTCGATTGGCACTTGAATAATACACCAGCTCCAGAGACCGTCTAGTGACTTTCTGCAGAAGCCGGAGAAATTTCTTGCCTCTTCGGATAATGCTGAGCCTTGTACCTCAGGGATTCGAGCAGTTGTTTTTTTGCTGCTTTACTCGCGTGAATGTAGACGTAGCGATGCTTTGAAGTGCTGAAATACTCTTCGACAAATTCGTGTCCGTACTCGGCAATTATTTTGCTTTTGGCCATTCTCGCCCTACGCCTGTAACCACCGCTCTCCTTGGTTGTCTTGAGCTTGTAATACTTTTGTGCCGGAGACAACCCGGTGTAAATAAAATTAGCGGCTTGATACACGGTGCCAACATGACCTTCAGCGGTATCTGCAAAGCTCACAATCACTGAAGGCTTTGGCATTAAGCGTATCGAGCTAGAGACAAGAAAGCTGGCGTAATTCTTTTCGTTAGAATAAAGAACAAGCCTGTTTAGCTCCCAGACAATTTTGCTGTAGGCCTTCCCGCATACGCCGTCGCATAGAGTGTAAGATGCCGGCTTTCCGAAAGTGCAGCAGCCTAAAAGCTCGTCTCCAGAATACAAGCCAAACGCAAAGCTAACACACGGCTTTCTTTTTGCGTAGTGCCTGTTGAGTATAAGGTCGCTGCACTCTGAAAGTGTGGTTCTTTTTACAGACAGGTTCACTTGCTTTGCCCCATTCATTCTGTAACAAACTCGCTATGTTTTTCGTTACTTTACTTTGCCTCGTCCTGTGCCTCTCGCCAGTCGGCAAACCTGTTCAGCCAGTCGGCAAGTTGACGGGCCTCGGCTGCACTACCAACAAGCAACGAAACGTCTTGATTTGTTGCCCGCATCACATCATTAAATGAGTTGCATTTAATCAACGTGTGGCGGATTTTTATCGCCTCCGGCTTGGCTGGGATGCGTCGACGGACGGCAGGGTAGGCTTTCGCTGTGCATGGAACCTCCATAGCAAACCGCGTCCATCGCTGCTCGAATCTGTGCCAAGGTTCGTCACCGTCCCTGATTACCTCATCCGGCCCCAGCAACCGCCAACCATCGCCCGGCAAAATCTGCTCGCTCATTCGCTCACCTCCACGCCAAACGGAGTGCCGTCTTCAAATACATACTTTTTGAATAGAACATTCCATTCCTCGCCGTTTGCACCTTCATCGTGAATTGAGGTAAGTTTCCAAAATCCTTTTTCAACGCCAATAAATCTCACCCACCTCTCGCGATGCGGCTTGAACTCCTCGGCATTGGCAAACGGCCTGTATTGTTTTGGCCGCTCGATTTTGCGGAGTATGACTAAGTTCTCCGCATGACTAGGTTCGCGTTCGTGCCAGATGGTAACGTCACCGAATTTTCCTAAGTAGCTTTCCAAGTAGCTGACCTCGCCAATCCGCACCAACTCGTATCCTTCTGGCACACCTTCAATCTTCATTGCTCACCTCCGCACATTTGAAAACTGCTCCGCACATTTGCCGACACTTAACGGTCCCGGCTGGACTCGCACCAGCACCTTTCCCCTTGTCGGGTTGCGTCTACTTCCGCCACGGGACCAACTGCAGATTCACCGACTGCAGCACCAGTGCTGCCCAACGGTATCGCAGCACTGCGGTCGTACCAGTTAAAACCGGTAGTCGAAGTCTGGGAGCTCGCAGCAGCCCCTAGGAACGCAGCAGCTGCATCCTCGACTGGAATGACCAACTTGCTCGAGAACGGACCGTACGTAAGCCGCTAGGGGCTCAAATACCCTACCTGACGTACTGAGCTTGAGCTCGGGTGTAATCGTCACGGTCCCTTTCTCTTTTTCGACTTCACCCTCGACAGTAACTGACCTTCCGTGCTCGAGCATGTGAAGTGCAACGCTTCCGATATTCTTTACGTCCCACTCGATTCTAGAGAGTGTAATAACGGCCACGTCGGCGTCAATCATCTGGCAATAAGATTTCAAGCTGTCGCAGATAAACTTAGTCTTGTTCATCTTCAAACCCCTGCTCAAAGTAGGTGTCGATAATCTCCTCAACACGTTCCTTGCTGAGCTTTCCAAACGCGCTGAACTCACGCATTGTGTACTCACCAGCACGATAGGCCTTCTCGGCTTCGTCCTCTGTAACTCCAAGCAGTCTAGAAACCTCATCCAGAGGCATCCCGC